GGAATGACAACCTTGGTGATCGCTGCATAAGCAGTAAGGGCGGCAGTGCCTGCGGCCAATGCTGCAACGAAAGCAAGGATGCCCTTTGCCAACGCAGGGTTCTGCTGGATGAACTGATCGAGCATAGCGAAGATCTCACCGCCCAGGGTATAAAGGGATCTCATTTCCGAGTTGTACAGATCGCCAAGAGTGATCTGTAATCCCTCCCAAGCGGAGTTCATGATCGCAAGATCGCCGTTGAGGTTATCCAGCTTGATTGCCGCCATCTTGGAAGCTGCGCCGGTACAGCTGTTAATGCTATCCGTCAAAGATGCATAGTCTGCGTCCGTAGCATTCAAGATTGCCAAAAGGCCGTTGTAACCTCTTGCGCCGGCAATCGTCATGGCGTTGTTAACTCGCTCCGCTTCGGTCATTTGATCGAAGTAATACCGGAGTTCATCAATCGTGCCACTAAAGTCCTTCATAGTGCCGTCTGCCTGGATCGCAGAATATTCATACTCACCAAACGCAGCACCGGTGATGGTAACACCCTCCAACAGACCGTTGAAGGTGTTTTTCAGTGCGGTACCGGCAATGCTGCCCTTGATACCGCTATTTGCCATAAGCCCAACCGCAACCGCCACATCTTCCACACTGTAGCCCAGAGCGCCGGCAATGGAAGCAGACATCTTGAAGGTCTCGCCCATGACAGACACGCTGGTGTTGGAATTTGTTGCAGCTGCAGCAAGGACATCTGCAAAACGAGCCGTATCCGCCGCAGTTAGACCAAACGCCGTAAGGTTATCGGTAACGATATCCGACACCAGGGCAAGATCTTCGCCGGACGCAGCTGCTAATTGCAAAACGCCATCGATGCCGCTGACCATATCTGCTGCATCCCAACCGGCCATAGCCATGTAACCCATAGCATCGGCGGATTGCTGGGCAGTGAATACAGTTGTAGCACCGAGTTCCTTTGCGGTGGCGGTAAGTACCGCAAGCTCTTCTGCGGTAGCGCCGGAAAGAGCCTCCACATTGGACATACCCGCTTCGAAATCGCCGGATACGGTAACGCATTCCATATAGGCTTCGACGATTTCCTTTAGCGCCTCGGCAATGCCAGCAGAGGCGATTGCCGTTTGAATAGCACCAAAGGCCGCCGACGCTTGCTCACCAAATCCGGTGGCACTGTCGGCAGCCTCTTCCTGCTTTTCTTTCAGCTCGTCGATTTCCTTGCCCAAGCGGGCGCTCTCACCTTGGAGGTTGTTGGTGTCGACACCGGCCTCGTTGAGTGCGTGGCCCATTTGGTTAAGTTTATCGCTTTGCCGTTCGATAGAAGCGGTGGTTCTCTCGATCTGCTGTTGCTTGGCCAGCAGTTTATTTTCAAGATCGGACGAATACTCGCCCGTTTCCTGGATCTCCCTTTGGATATTGTCATACTGCTGTTGCAGAACGGCCAATTTCTGCCGGGATGCCTCGATAGCACTTTGCTGTTTTTGATACGCAGAAATATCGGACTGTGTTTTGCTAAGGGTTGAGATTTCCTTTTGCATGGCTGCAACTTGGGATTGAGCCTTGCTGAAAGTGCCGTTATAGCTGCCGCCCAACTGGGCGTTCAGCTGAAATAGCATCTCATATTCTTTGCGGCCTGCCGCCATACATCATACCCTCCTTCTGCAAAATCACGGCTTCTTTTTCCTGCTTTCCAGCACCTCGTTATGCGTGTTGATCCATCTTCGCAGATCTACCAACGGCAAAGACAGCCAGTATGGAATCGGCGTATTGCTGACCATAGACAAAACGAAGCACTGTTTACGGAGCCATTTCCCGCCGTCGCAGGTTACAGCCCCTGTTTGAGCAAAAAAGATCGTGCCTTGCTGTGGATCCGCTTGAAGTCAGAAAGCGGGAGTGCCGTCAAGACATCGGATCCTACCCCGGAGGCACGGGAAGCCATGAGCAGCATGAAATCACCACTAAACTCAGCAGCGATCAGCGGCTTGCCCATAGCCTGCATTTCCGCTTCGATCTCCAGAAAGTCCTTGCCGGTCAGCTTTTCAAAATCGAACTCGATCTTTTCATAGGACTTGTCTGCGTACACGAAGGGTTTTGCAAACTCGTGGGTGTAGTTGCCGGTGCTGACCTTTGCTTCCTGTTCAGCGGCCTCAAATTCGTTGGATTTAACCATTTCCATAGTGATACTCCTTTCATAGACAAAGGCCGGGGCGTTTCCGCCCCGGTCAATTTACTTACTTGCCCAGCGCTTTACGCACATCGGCGAGGTAGTCCACGCCATTGATGTAGCAGATAAAGTTCATCTGGTCGATCTCCTGGACCTTCTTACCGTCAATGTAAGTAGCCCAGTACCGGACGGCATATTCACCGCTGCCATCGGTGGGAGTGGCAGGAGCGACGGTGCCGCCCTTGGTGCTCTTGGGAATGACCACCATTACGTGCTTCACGCTGCGAGTTGCAACGGTGCCCTTAACGGTGTCCTCATCCTGCTGTGCAACACGCAGGTCGATGTTGTGACGCCGGGGCTCTGCCAGGCGCACCACCTGCTTGGTGGTGTTCCGGAAGGACAGGCCCAAAGTCATGGACTCGAAGTGGCCCAGCAGGACCGCTTCAATATTGCCGGCAATGCCTGCGCCGGAAATAGACTGCGTGAGAGATGTCAGGTCAGGCAGAGTGACCTTGGACATACCGAGAAATTCGGTGCTGTCCTCATAAATCGCAAAGTTGATAGTAGACTGATCCATGTGTCATTCTCCTTTCTTAGCCCTGGAGAGCAGAAGTCACATAGCTGGAATCAAACTCCAGAACGAAGTCGATCTCCTGCGCAGGACCAGGGGGCGTGATGTAAACATGAAGCTTGATGATGCCAGCCATGAGGTTGGTCAAGGGGTTCTCGTCCTCGTTCATTTCCACACGGGCACCGAGCAGATAACCCTGGCCGACCAAGCCGTTCAGCCAAATGTTGGCGGTGTCGAGCACCGTATCTATCAGGCGACGGGTCATGGGCTTATCCAGCTTAGACCAGAAGGTCTTGACGAGGGTGTTGCCAACCCATGCAAACATTCTGGAGATCGGGATCATGTAATCCTTAACATCCGTGTTTGCAGGATAGCAACCGGTGTAGTTGCCCCACTCAACCCAACCATTGACGAAGTTCAGTGCGGTGGAAATGCCTGCGCCGTTCAGCAGGTTTGCCTGTGCCAAGGTCAAATTGACCTCGGTACCATCGGCCAGTACCAGACCGTCGCACTTCAGGTTCTTATTGGAGGGAGATTCGTAGGGAATGCCACCGTTATCGGTGTCCACCTGAGCCATCAGACCTGCGGTCTGGGTGGACTTGTGGAAATTGTAGTCGCCGTTGCGCAGCATAGGCCAGCAGACAATCTGATCCTTGTCGGTCATATTGTTGGTAGCCTTCAGCGCAATAGCCTCGGTGTAGGTCTTAGCACCGGTGCTGGAACAGTCCAGGTCGGTAACCGCCTTAGCCTTGAACAGACCATTGATGGAGCCTGCCTTAGCAACCATAGCAGCTGCTACGGCGGGAATATGAGACCAACCGGGAGCGCACAGCAGATCGGGAACAACACCCAAGGTGGTCAGGCACAGTTCCACTGCTTCGATACCAGTAGCCACATCAGCGGCTTCAACGGTACCCGTTACCTTGGAGTAGGCAACATTCACGGAGGCAGCCGCATAGGCAGCGCCATCGGTCAGCAGTTCGATCACCAGGTACTCGCCGTCCACATAGGTGTCGTAGTCGGTACCGGCTACGAGGGCGGTGTTGCCGGACTTCACCACGACGGTAGAAGCAATCGCCTCGATGGGCAGCTTGACCTTATGATCCGCAACAGCCATATCGTCAGCTGCAACGTCTTCTTTCTTGGAGATGTCCAAGACATTGCAGAAAATGACGGGCTGGCAGCAGAACAGCTTGAAATGAGAGTACATAAACTCGCAGAGAGTGTACTTCTTCCAGTCGTCGGAATAGCCCAGCTTATCTACGGCTTCCTTCCAGGAAGTGCAGATCACAGGCACGCCAACAGCAGCCGGATTGGCTGCACTCTGAACAGGTGCGCTACCAATGACGAACGCAACGCCGGATTCTGCGACAACCGGAGTGCTTACACTGGTAGCCTGCTCGGTAGTGTATACACCATGATTCATATTGGAATTTCCTCCTTACTTGATCCCGGCAAGTTTGCGGTAATTGACATACAGCAAATTGCCCGGGGTTTTGACTTTGATACGGTCAACAGGGAGCGTGTTGCCGGACACGATCAGTGTTGCAACAAGCGGGTGCTTTTCAATGACCGGAGCCATTTGGGAAAGCGCTTCCTTTCTTGTGCCACGCAGGATCGTACCGTTCTGGATCACGCCTGCCAATGTCGGACCGATGTAAACAGAAAAGCCTACCTCGGCGGCAGGCTTGGGGGCAGCTTTCTTTGCTGCAGGTTTGGTATTCTTTTCGCTCATAAAACAACCTCTCTCTCGACGGCAGGAAGCTTCCATACGGAGATCATTTCCCCGGCATAATACGGTGCTGTATCGTCCGGGTAAACAAGAGTCTCCAATCCTGCTTCCTTGTCGAGTGTAAACTGATTGCCGATCACGACCTTTTTCAAAAGGCCGATCCGCAGGCGTTCCATCAGGTTAAGGAGCATAAGGCCACCGTCTTGCTCGTTATCGTTATACACGCAGAAGATAGAGCGAACGGTAACCGCAGAACTGTCCCGGTCTCCCGGCACCTGCTTATCGGCGCCGGTTATGATTTGGTGCAATACATAGGGGGCTTTCTTCTTTGCAGACCTGCTGTCCGGCAAACGCATTAAGAACACCTCAGCGGCACGGTGCTTTTGCTCCTTGTCGCCGTCCTGCATACTTGTCGGCATAATAAGATCAGCTGTTGCAGCAAGTGTAAAATCACGCAGCTGCTCCAAAAGGATTACCTTTGTCATACTCAACCTCCCCATCCGTTGAGAACACGAAGGATCTCGTGTTCTACACGGGAATCAAAGGTGGCGCGGATAGTTTCGTCCATCTTCTCCACCACCTGTTCGTTTTGCATCATATGTCCGGTACTTGGACCGTACTTTTGCTCCACAGGAAAACGAGGTGCGCCGACACGCTCAAAAACAGCTGTGCTGCCGAAGATATTGGCAACGAAAGCTCTTTCGAGGGTGGCTGCACCGCCGTTCCTTTTGACCTGTGTTTGCACCAGACCGCTATTGGAGAATTTCGTGTTGAAGGAGAGCAGCGGCAGTACCGTGCCGGCAAAGCCGATGCTCATATCGACAACACCACCGGCACCTCCGGTTATGCGTGTCTTCTGCGTGACATTACGCATAAAAGTGCCTTTGTTGATGGTGTACTCAGCTGCAGCAAATTGACCTGCCCGGGTTTTAGCTGTTTCGCCGGCTCTCTTCATAGCGGAGTATGTAGCTTTCCATACACCGCCCGGAACGCCGGCAAGCAGTTTGTTGATACGGTCAAGACTATTGGCGCCAACTTGATCGATGCGGACGATACTCATTCGTCAACCGCCTCCAATTCGACACGAAGCATTCCCATTTCCGTAACCGAGGAGGCGACATAGAAATGTCGGAAAAATCCTCCGCCGCCTTCCCGGTCGTTAATGGAAATTCTCGCTCCCTTTTCCGGTTGCTTGCCTCCAAGGTCTGATCTGGCACAATGGAGAACCGCCGTAACAAGGAATAGCCCTTGAACATGGTCGCTGACGGTTGTGCGCCGGTCTCTCTCTTTCAATCCGGAAAGGACAATAGGAATATCCTCGTAGATCTCCCCATCGTAACGAATGGTTCGCTTTTCGGCGAACTCGTCTTGATTGAGAAAAACATTATGCATATCGGCCGCTACCATGTCCTTGAAACTCATTGCACAGGATCCTCCGGGCTGAGATTGGGCATACCATTGCCCTCATCGTTGCCCTCACCGTCGTCAAGGTCAATGGCGGCGATCAGATCGGCAACCACGCCCTTGTTGGCGCATTCCTCGGGATTCTCGATGCCGAGATCTGCGGCCAGTTTGTCCAGCTCGGGTCTGGTCAGCTTCATCAAATCTTCTTTGACGAAATGACCATCGACGATCTTGGCGATAGGGGGTTCACCCTTTGCGCCCTCATCGTTGCCCTGTGTGCCGGTTTCATCACCGGTAGAGTTAACACCTGTGCCGGGTTCTTCCTGCCCAGCAGGGGGCGTTGCAACCACCGCAGCGGTAACATATACAGCTACCTTGCGGTTAACCAACCGTTCCTCGACCTCTTTGGTCAAGGAAAACGGCAGGTCACTGGAATTTTTCAATCCCTGTTCTGTCCGGCAAGTGCCGGAAATAATCCTGATCATAGCTTACTCCTTTCAAGCGGCAGCCTTAGTCAAAGACTTTCTTTGCAGAAGCCCAGGGGCTGCTGGTCTTGGGAACGAACAGAGGACGGCTGGAGCAGACGGTTTCGTCAGCAGGAGGAACGATGGTGGACAGATGGTTGGGAACACGGGTACCTGCGTGGGTGTGCCACTGATTGTCCATTTCCTTCTGAGTGACAGCGCCGTACAGGCCCTTGCCACAGTTGGGGGCGGTAACGATAGCGGAGCCTTCAGCCAGGAAGGGAGTCTCCACGCCCTTGTGATCCTGGAAAGTACCGTCATTGACGAAGATCTCCAGACGACGACCGCCAAAGTTGAAGCGGCCCAAGGAGGTGACGTACTCGGTCAAAGCCTCGGGGTTAATGGCGCCGTAGTCTGCACGACGGTTGTCCATCATGTACTGCACCCAGGGATCTTCCTGCAGGAACATACCCACATCGTTTGCGACAACCAAATCGGTTGCGGGTCTGCCACGAGTGACCAGCATCTTGATCATGGCAATGATGTCATAATACCAGTTGCCGGGGGTGTGCTCGTTAGCACTATGCTCCCAAGGAGTCTGAGGGGTGAACAGCGCAGGGTTGTCCTCACCATCATAGAACTGCACGGGGATATCCTCGTACACCTCGGGATCGTCGGTCTGGTGACGCATCACGCAGCCGTTATCCAGCATAGTGTCGCAAGCCAGGCGTTCCTCGGTGCGGGAGATCCGGGCAGACAGATCGCTCAGATCGCCCATCAGCAGACGGTTAGCACGCTCGGCGGGGGTGGCGGTGCTCAAAATGCTCTCGCCAAAACCACGACGGGTCAGCTGATCGATGGTGAGGGGCTTGGAGATGGAAATGTTACCGGGTTCCAGCTCGTAGGTGCTGAAGCCGGCACGGCCAACGGGCAGCGCACCGATGCGAGGCAGCACAAAGGGAGCAGCCTTACGGCTGTTGTCCTTGTAGTCCACCAGCACCTTGGAGGTGCCGAACACATCCATGCTCATGTCGGTGGGGAAATAGCGGCGCTTGAAGAAAGTCGGCTCGGGAGTGAGTTCGTTCACAGCCGCCAGCATATACAGAGTATCGTAGATATTCATTCTCGTGTCCTCCTTACTCTTCCATCATGTCGGTAAACACGATGTCGTACTTGCGCAGAGCGTCCTTGTCGGCAGCGCTCAGGGCGTAGCCGTCAGCAACGATCACTGCATTGGGATTGAAATTGCCGCAGCGGTATGCAACCGCAGCTACCGGCTCAGCGCCGGAGGCGTCAACGGCATCAGCCAAAATGTAGGCAGCATTGCCGCCTGCCTTCATGACCTCGCAGGTACCGTCGTCCTTTCTGGACAGAACAGTGCCCCGGGCCAGTTCGCCAGCACCTGCCACGATGGTAACACCGGTGGTCAGTGCCTGGGGGTGAATGCGTGCAATCAGGTTATCCTGAGTGCAGTCGCCGACCTTGTTAACCAGATTCTTGCTCATGATTATCTAACCTCCTGCTTCTGCTTGTTGAAAGCTTGTGCTGCTTCACGGGCCTGTGCGATCGTAACGCCTTCTTCTCCGCCCTCAGCGGGGGGAGGAGTTGCGCCGACACCACCAGCGCCGGAAGCATTGGTGTCCTCTTCCATATCGGCGAGGACCTGGCCGCCCTTCTTGGCGGCTTCTTTTGCTGCCCGGTAGGTCAGCTCCTGTGCGGTGCATGCCTTTTCGCCATACTTGGCTTCACGCACCATTTCCTCGGAGTACAGGCAGGCAACATCGTCGATCTCCCGGATCCGCTGCTGCTCTGCCTGTACGGCAGCATTTACAGCCTCGGCATTACCGGCAGCTCTTGCATTCGCCTCTACCTGTGCCACGATGTCCGGGTACTGCGCCCGGAGTTCCTGTTCGGTCATAGAGTTTCCTCCTTCTTCACTGCCGGTGACCACCGGCGTATTTGTATTTGCCACATCCGGGGAAGGATCCTCGGTTGTAACCGTGGGAATATTGTCCGGGACAAATGTTCCCGGAACCATGTGCATCTGACGGCCACGAACAAACAAGCTTCTGCCGTCAGCGCTTGCGGCGATCTGCACCGGCTCGGCGTCTTCCAACACCTCGTCTGCAAATCCTTTTTCGACGGCTTCTCTGCCGGTCATGTAGGTAGTGTCGGCCATCATGTGAGTAATCACGGTGTCGGACAGACCAGTTTTGCGCTTGTAGATAGATACCTGCATCTTATCCCAGGCGTCATTCTGTTCTGCGATCTGCCGTAACTCGTCGGCGTTATAGCCGCCCCAAATGAAGCTCCAGCACTTATGTATCATAATCAAACTGGAGGGGTTCACCTGAACGGTATCACAGGCGCACATAATGAGTGAGCCACCGGACATTGCAACGCCGTCCACGATACAGGTCAGCTTGACACCGTTCCGGGCTAACTCACGCAGCCGATTGTGGATGGTGTTGGAAACACCGGCGTCACCACCATAGGAGTTCATGCGGATGGTGATGTCCTTGCATTTTGCGATCTTCTCAAGATCTGCAAGGAACTCAGACAGCAAAATGAACTGTCCTTCCACGGGCTTTCCTGTCCAGTAGTCCATAGGCTGATCTTCGTAGATATCACCATACATGATGATCTCTGCGGAAGTGCCGTCAGTTGTGGCCATAGCATAAGCTGTTCGCTTAATGCTCACAGCCGGGGAACCAAGTGTTTTCATTGTCATTTCCTCCTCTTTTTCCAGATAATGCTGTCTGGAATGAATCTTGAAAGCAGCCA